AATGCGCCCTCCATCATGCACAAAGACATTTTCGATAAAGGCCGACACCATACCTGCCGTGAGCCTCGTTCCGTTCAGAAAATTTTCAGCCTGCTCTGCCGCTGCGCGCACGGTTCCCGGCACAACGCTTTCAGCGGATTCTTCCGCCTTGGATTGTTCAATTTGCTCTTGCACCTCTGAAATTCGTCTGTCACACTCCTGCTTTTTCTGCTTGTAGGTATCCAGTGGGAGTGTTCCTGCTGCATATTCTTCATACATCCGCATCTTCTCACCTTTCAGGTTTTTAAGTTCCTGCTCCATCAGAGTTTTGCGGCGGTTTGCCTTTTTGTGGGCTTCTTTCAAAGCCTGCTCTTCCTTTTGAATATCACCATAAAGGGAATCCAGCAGAGAAAGTTCCTTTTTCAGTGCCTGAAAAACAGCATTTTCAATATCACTGACCCGAAAGACTTCGGAGGTACACTGAGTTTGCCCCACAAGTTCCAGTCCTTCTCTGCACCAGAATGTCGGTACAACCTGTTTGAAATTGTGCGCCATCACTCGTCTGCAATTTCCGCAGCGGACTTTTCCTTTCAGTGGAAAGTCCACGCTGCCCATCAGCACTTTATGGCTGTTGCTCTTTATGACAAGCTGCGCTTTTTCAAATTCTTCCCGGCTAACGATTGCTTCATGGGTTCCTTCTGTAATGTACTGCTGCCCTTTGGGAACCGTTCGGACAATACTTTTGCCGGAAATCAGTGTTTTGGTTTTGCCCAAAACCATCGCCCCGGTGTACACATACGCCGTGAGGATTTTCCAGACACGAGAGCTATCCCAAAGAATCACTGGGGCGATGGTATAGGTCGTCTCCTTGCCATACGCCTTATTTTCTTTGTTATATACGCTCGGCACAGGAACATTTTCGTCATTGAGCATCATCGCTATATCTCTTGTTCCCAGCCCCAGAATCGCAAGGTCGAAAATACGCCGCACGATTTTTGCGGCTGGCGGGTCAATGATAAATGCGCCCTTTTTGTCCGGGTCAAACTGATAGCCGAACGGTGCAGCAGATGCCGTTGTAATACCCTTGCGCCACTTAACCTGATTGGCAGTCCGCAGTTTCTTTCCTGCATCCCGGCAGTACATGGTATTTACCAGATTACTGACGACCACATCCATTCCCAGCGTTGTACCTTTATAATTATTGCTGTCATAGTTATCGTTGATAGCAATGAGCCGGACACCCAGCAGGGGGAAAATCTGCTCCATGTATTCGCCCACACCGATATAATCACGGCCAAAACGTGAAAGGTCTTTCACGATGATGGTATCAATCTTGCCATTGCGCACACCATCCATCATCTGCTGGAATCCAGGTCTGTCAAAATTGCTGCCTGTGTAGCCGTCATCTACAAAATCCATCACAGGCACATTTTGCAGGCTTTCTTTGCAGGAGATATACCGCTGGATCAGTTCTTTCTGGTTCTCAATGCTGTTGCTCTTATCCTTGCCATCTTTGCCCAAGTCGCCATCAGCCCTTGAAATGCGCTGATACGCTGCAATCATGTTTCTGCACTCTCCTTTCCAAATTCTGTAAACACATCCTGAAATCCGAAAACAATCCGAATCCGCTTGTCCGCACTCACTTCGATTTTCTGCACAAGGGATTTTACCAACTGAATGTCAAATTCAAAGTTGTCCAGATGTTCTTCCAAATGAGAAGTCATATTCAGGTATTCTTCGATCTGCCGTTCTACTTCCACTTTTTTGTTTTCTGCTTCCTGCAGCGCAGCCCGTAGACCATCATACTGTCTGGAATAATCTTCCCGAATCAGCTGGTAATCTTCGGAATCCACCACACCAGCCACATAGTCTGCATAAAGCTGTTCCCGCTTCTTGGCCATCTGGCTGACTTTATCGGTCAGGCTCATAATTTCACCCTTTGCCCGGTAAACGGGATTCTGCACATCCTCGATTTTCTGCAATTCTTCCAGCACCTTCCGTTTATCGCTCAGCTGGACAATGAACAAATGCAGCTGATCAATTATCAGGGCTTTCAGCAGTTTTTCCGGAATCTGATGGCCGATGCACTTATCGTCAGCCTGTCTTGCCTTGCAGATGTAATAGCAGACCTTTTTACTTTCTTCCGCTCCATGCGGCAGTCGTTCAAACTCCATCGCTCTGCCGCAGTCTGCGCAAAACACCATTCCTGCAAGGTCATTCTGATATTCTGCCCGAATCTGCTCCGACTTTGCTCTTACTGTCTGGAATACTGCTCGATTCTTGTTCAAGATTTTTTGCACCTTTTCAAAATCATCCCTTGCGATAATGGCCGGATGTGTGTTCTTTGCCACATACCACTGTTCTTTCGGAAGGTCGCACTTGTCCTGTCCTGCGAATAACTTCTGTGTACTTTTATTGTTGATGGTATCGCCCACATAGGTTTGATTTTCCAGAATGTGCCGGATCGTGGTTACGCCCCACTTTTTACAGGTAAGCACTTCTTTCCCCTCAACCATTTTTCTATGCCACTCCCGTGGAGTCGGAACCTGCAGCAATGTCATTCGTCGAGCAATTTCAAAAATTGGTACACCCATCAGTTCCCACTGGAAAATCAACTGCACATAAAATGCAGCCTCCGGGTCAATTTCATTACGCTTTGTCACGGGGTTCCGAATATAGCCATACGGAGCATCGTTTCCGACAGCATAGCCTGCTTCTTTTTTGCGCTGCAAGGAAGTCCATATCTTTTTGGATATGTCTTTCGCGTACATCGCGTTGACCATATTCCGAATCGGGAGAGCCAGACTTTCCATATCCTCTTTGCGGTTACTGTCAAAGTTGTCGGTAACTGCAATCAGCCGGACCCCCAGAAACGGGAACACTGTTTCGATATAATACCCCGCTTCCAAATAGTTACGACCAAAGCGTGAAAGGTCTTTCACCACAATGCACTTGATTTTCTTCTGCCGCACATCGTTCATCAGGCGGGTAAATGCAGGCCGCTTAAAATTTGTTCCCGTAAATCCATTGTCGAAGTAGGTGTCCACATAACTCAGTTCCCTGCTGCGGCTGATATAGTCCTGCACCAGCGCGATCTGCGTTTCCATACTTTCTTCTTTTTCTTCATCCTCAACAGAGAGCCGTCCATAGATTGCCGCCGGTATCTTCGCTTCTTCCAGTTCCGGGAGCAGCACAGAAACTGCCGCCTGTTCCGGCTGCGGAAGATTCTTTCTACTCTTTCTTGCCATCGTCTGTGTCCCCCATCTCTATCTGGCCAAGCATCCTTTTCCATTCATCCGTTTTCATGGTCAGGCTGATTTCTGCCTGACCATCGCCCAGTAATGTAACTGTGACCTGTTCGATGTATTTCTTCACAAAATTGCGGTCAAGTTCCTCCGGGGCCTTATACTGTGCCATCTGCTGAATCCATGGATTGCGCAGGCTTAATGCTCGTTCCCATATCAGTGTATCTTCCATAATTTCCGTAAGCTGCTCATTTAACTTCCGATGTGCTTCTTCGTAGTCCAGCAGTTCGGCAAAATATTGTTCTTTGGTGATTTCATCGGCCATATAACTCTCATACAGCGGCACACGGCGAAACTGTTCCATATTCAGTTCGGCCAGAACGGACTTCATCTGCACCGACTTTTCAGCTCGGACTGCTTCAATCACTTTCCTGCCTGCTCCCTGCTGAATCGCTGCAGCCAGCTTTTCTTCTTCCAGATGTTCCAATTCCAGAGCATCCATCACCTTTTTATAAATGGTAGCTGCCGGAACTTTCAAATTCTTTCCGTTTTCCTTATGTGCGCGGCAATGGCGGCAATAGAAAAGTTCTTCCTCCGTTTTCTTATCCTTATGCCAGCAGAGTGCGTAGCCGCAAGTGCAGACAATGTGTTTTGCCAGCGGGTTCGGTTTTTTGTAGCTTTTCCGAATGGAGATTTTGTTCTCCCCCTCCTTCATATTGCAAGGGAAAGCATAGAACTGTTCTTTGGTTATGTATGGTTCGTGGCAGTTTTCTGCAATGATCTGGC